TGGTAGCGGCTCAGGCTCGCGTAGACGTCTGGCGCTCTTTGGAGGCGTCTAACCGCACTATGGATCGACTGGGTTAAAAATGCCTTACGCAAAGCCCAATGATGACCAACATGTTCTCTTTGGAGAGCAGGAGTCGTGGCGCGAGGAGTGGTCGGGAATGCCTGAGTACGAGCAAAAGAACTTGCTACCCGTCTACTCCCTGCGTGTGAATTTTGACAGCGTAGAAAGCCTTCAAGCTTTTGCGAAACTTATTGGGCAGACCGTTACCATAAAGACAAACTCGGTATGGTATCCAGCACAAGACAAAGCAACATTGGCAGACAAACGGTATGTCGATGAAGCCTAAACACCCAATTTACATTGTGTCTAAAGGACGGTGGGGAAAGACCCTCACCGCCGACGCCCTTGATCGCATGGGCGCTGAGTACCGTATGGTGGTCGAAGAGCAAGAGTTTGATAACTACGCAAGTAGCGTAGATGCGCATAGGTTGGTCGTTTTGCCACAAAGCTACCTCGATGCATATGTGACGTGCGATGAATTTGGTGACTCAAAGAGCAAAGGCCCCGGAGCGGCAAGGAACTTTGCATGGGATCACTCCATCTCTCTGGGTGCGTCTCGTCACTGGGTGCTGGATGACAACATCGATGGCTTTCACCGCCTTAACCGCAACATGAAGATCAAGTGCGAAACACCAGCAATTTTTAGAGCGGCGGAAGACTTCGTGGAGCGCTACACCAACGTGCCAATTGCTGGGTTCAACTACTCTATGTTTGCCAAGCGTAAGGACACGCCACCACCGTTTGTAATGAACACCCGTATCTACTCCTGCCTGCTGATCGAGAACACGCTCAAACACCGCTGGGAGGGGCGCTACAACGAAGACACGCACCTATCCCTGCGTGTGCTCAAAGATGGCATGTGTACGGTGCAATTCAACGCGTTCTTGCAGAATAAGGTTAGGACTCAATCGATGGGTGGCGGCAACACAGAGGCGTTCTACGCAAGCGAGGGAACCATGCCCAAGTCCCAGATGCTGGAGGAAATGCATCCAGATGTCGCAAAAGTGGTTTGGAAATTTGATCGATGGCACCACTTTGTTGACTACAACAGATTCAAAAAAAACAGGCTTGCCAAACGCGATGGGCTTGTAATCCCTCAAGGCATAAACGAATACGGAATGGAATTGATAAATGAATAACAACCTAAACAAGGCAGAGCGCAAGCACTTGCAGGAGGTCAAAGAGCTTCCCTGCAGTGTCTGTGACGAGCCACCACCCTCTGACGCCCACCACATCAAGCAAGGCAGGCAGTACACCTGCGTAGCCCTGTGTAAGTCCTGCCATCAGGGGAGCAAGATGGGCTGGCACGGGGAGCGTAGAGCATGGGCTATAGCCAAAATGGACGAGCTAGACGCCCTAAACGTGACAATTAAGAGGCTTAGGGAAAACACTTAGCAAAATAAATGAAAATATTTTTCAAAAGGGGTTCACAAGTGCTCTAACTTGGAGTTACAATCACTTCACCGCAACGTTAGCGGGTAACAGGAAAAAAAGGAAATTATCATGACAGCAGTAGCAACAGAAGTACAAGCAGTAGCGACAGTCGAGTCCCTGCTCAACCCCATCGACCAACTCGCAGTGTTGGATCGTGAACAAAAGGCTTTGACAGCCAAAGTCAAGTCCCTCAAGGACGACGTCACCAACGCCTACGGTGAAGGCAAGCACCGTGGTGAGAAGTATGGCGTGACTGTTGTCATCGCCAACGTCAAAGGCAGTGTCGATTACGAGGCATTGATCAAGCACTTCGGCATCACCGAAGCACAACTTGATTCCTTCCGCAAAGAAGGTTCAGCACGTATCACCGTGACACCCACAGCCTAATTAACGGGGCTTCGGCCCCATCTAAGGACAACATCATGGAATACACAATCAAACACAACGGTAACCAGAATATGTTTTTGGATACTTGGGAGAACGGTGGCGTGTGGTTATCAATCCACGGTCGCAACCACCACGTTGGCACATCCCTGACTCGCGAGCAAGCTCAGGCTATGTTGGAAGCATTGACAAAACTTTTAGAAGAGGTGACAGCATGAACGCAGGAACACAAACAGGCAGTCTGGTCAATCACTTGTACAGTCGCATGACCATTGGCGAACCAGAGCCAACCGTGGGCATGGGTGTGACCATGTTGTCGTGGACGGATCGCGACGCTGGCACCATTGTGGAGGTCAACATGAAGAAGCGCTACATTGCAGTCACAGAAGACAGTAAGAAGCGTATCGACAACAACGGCATCAGCGAGTCACAAGAGTACGAGTATGCCACTGTGATGGACGGACACCGTTACTACTACCGCAAGGACAAAAAGGGTCAATGGCGTAAGTGCTATCACAATGAGAACGGACGACTGATCTACGGCACTGGTGGCTTGAGCATTGGTCACCGTGAGTCCTACTATGACTTTTCATTCTAAGGAGACAATATGAACAAAATTGCAATGCCACCGTATTCCAAGATCAGTTATCCATCGACACCCAACAAAGACTTCAAGTGGGAGTCTGGATCTGACGTTCAGGCTATCTGGCGTAAGTATGGTTGGACGCCACCCAGTGAGAAAATGTTGCCACCACCACCTGAGAAATTTATTGAACTCGTAAGGAAATTCAAATGACCAAAGAAGTAAGCCAACTCGCTCGCCAACTGCTAGGCACCACGGGGGCGGTGGAGTTCTACACCCAGCAGGAGTTTGACGCTACCTTGGCAATAGCCAAAGCAGAGATCATGACCGTGGCTATCGAGACAAGCAAGAGGGCGATCCTAATTGAGCGCAAGGAGTGCTCTAGGCTGGTCGCAGAGCTTGCGAATCAAGAAGATGAGGGGGAAGTAGCCACAGCCCTCATGAACGCCGCTAAAGCGATCTATAACCGCATGCCGAATCAGATGTCATGAAAACCGCAGAAGAGAGGGATCTGGTTTACTTTCAAGGGTTTGACGTGGGGGTGACTTACGTCTTAACCGCCATCATCTTACACTTTGAGAATGGGCAAGAGCTTGTGGAGTTGATCAAGGGATTCATTGATCCAGAGCTAGACCAAATGAAAGGGACAAAGCAATGACCAAGCTCAAGATCGTATTTGCTGAGGGGTGCTTCGATGACTTCGATGGCACTCAGGAAGAACTGCAAGCAGTGATTGCAGACTTGCATCAGCAATTGGAGGACGGTACGCTCTTCGACAACGCTATCCCAGTACCTGAGGATGAAGCAGGCGAAATCTTTGACAGAATTGAAAACAAGAGTACTCGTCAATAAATAATTTGTATTAGGGTATGTCCCTACTTCTAAATTCCTTTAACTTGAAGTTACAATAGCATCACTGCAACGTTAGCAGGTAACAAGGAGCAAATTATGAACACAGCATCTAATCCCTTTGACGACATGTCCAACGACTTGGACTTTGGCGCACCAGCCAACTCCACAACTGCCGAAGTTACTTACTTTGAGCAAGCTTGCACAAAGTGCAACGGCACTGGTCGCTTCACCTTCGGTTACATCAACGTTCGCTCTGGCGAATGCTTTGCTTGCAAGGGCAAAGGCAAGCTATCTTTCAAGACATCCCCAGCTACGCGCCTTAAAGCAAAGATGGCTTCACAAAAACGTGCTGTTGTTGTGGCACAAGCCAAAGCTACTACTGCGCAAGAGTGGAAAGACGCTAACCCAGCAGAAGCTCTGTGGATGGAAACCAGCGCCCCTAAGTTCGCATTCGCTGGCGCTATGTTGGAAGCTCTCAACAAGTTTGGTTCACTCACAGAAAAGCAATTCGAGACAGTTCAGCGCTTGACTTTGCAATCAGCACAGTTCATGGCAGAACGCGCTACAGAGAAAGCCGCTCGTATCGAGTCAGCCCCAGTGGTGACTGTGGAGGCTATCGAGGTGGCATTCAACAACGCCAAGCAAGCAGGCGTAAAGCGCCCCAAGTTGCGTCTCGACACATTTGTGTTCAGCCCAGCCTCAGAGACAAGCGCTAACGCTGGCGCGATCTACATCAAAAACAAAGAAGACGGTTTGTACTTGGGCAAGGTCATGGGTGGTCGCCTGTTCACATCACGCGAATGCACTCCAGAGGCTTCAGAGCGCATCGTGGCGGTGGCTAGCGATCCAGCACAAGCCGCTATCGCTTACGGCAAGAAGTTTGGTGCTTGCTCCATCTGCGGACGTGCATTGACAGACGCTGACAGCATCGCTCGTGGCATTGGCCCCATCTGCGCTGAGAACTACGGTTTTTAATTTAACAACATAAGGAGAGAAATCATGGCTACATACTGGAACGAACAAGGTGCATACCAAACCATCGCAGAAGCCCTTCAGGGGCTTATCCCAGCGATTGGCGAGGTTCCTGAGGGCAAGACTACCAACAAGGCGCTGGAGCGCTTCAGGAGGGCGCAGAACTGCTACTACGATCTTTACAACAACGGGCTGGGCAACCGCGCCCGTGAGTTCAGCATATTGTTTCGCATTGCTGGCGTCTCACGAGAGATCAAGCAGAACTATCGCACCAACTTTTTGGTGTCGTCGCTGACTGAGGGTGCCATTGAAAACAAGATGGACGGATTCATTCTGGACGCCTACCGTGAGCAGGTAGCGTTGGGCAAGATGCAAACATTGAACATGGAGGTCGCATGAAACGCATTTACATCAAAGCTTTCAACAAGCTGACCAAGATGGGCGTACCCGTCTACGAGCACCACGACGACAAAGGTAACTTCAGCATCAGCGCGGAAGACGAGGGATCTTCCAACTGGGTGAACTACTACGATGGCGCTCGCATATGGGGTGACAGCATCAAGCCTGAGCTACGCGATACGCTGATCGGCATGGGGCTGTTTGCAGAGTGGCATAACCCCGGAAGATTGGCTGTTTACGAAATATAAAAAAAGGTGTTGACACCCTTCTCTAATTCCATGTTAGAATTCAATCACTGCAAAGTTAGCAGGTTTAAAAGGAAATTATCATGATCACAGTAGACAAGTTCAACGTTCGCGTAGTTAACAAGGGCGACAAGTTCGGTCGCGATTTTTGCCTCACTCACGAGAGTGACAAGCCAATGGTCGAGTTCTACGATGCGCGTTATCCGCATACGGAGTTTGGTCAGTTTGTTTCACGCTACAACGTGGAAACAATCTTGGGTGAAGATAAGTGGGGACGCGCAGAAGGCGGTCTGATCTTGGACGGTGGCAACGCCAACGAGTGGACGGTGTCTGAGCGCCACATGGATATCGTGCGCAGTTTCTTGAAGGGAGCAACAGCATGAACTACGGACAACTACGCGAGGTGTGCGTGAACAAATTCAGGGAGTACGACTCCAACATGTGCTTGCATGCACTACGTGACTGCCACATAACGTTGCAGTTAAACAATCACTTGTCCACGGACGATCCCTACTACATCAAGTTGTGGGCGGAGATCGACGCCATCCGTGAGCGCCAATTCAAACTCTCAAAGGTGCCAGCATGAAAGAGTTTAAAAACAAAAAACAAGAGTTGGAGTTCGCGAAAGCGCACTTCGAGCACTGCGGTAAAGTGCTCAGGGTCAATGAGGTCAAGTGGAATGAGATCTGGGAGGCACAACCCAATCCATTCCTGAAGATCAAAGAGTACAACTCGCCTGAGCAGGTTGCTATGCGTAAGCCCATCATTGACGACTGGCTGACAGCCAAGAAGAAATACCAAGAGTTATCAAAATCACAACCTAAGGACTGAAATGGCAACAGCAAAGAAGGTGGTGGCGAAAGCCGCGCCAAAGACGCCTGTAAAACGCGAGCAGACGTTCGACATGCCTGTGGAGGTCAGAGACTGGATAGAGCAAGCAGGGAGTCGCCTCAAGAGCATGCAAAGCAAGATAGACAGACTGGAGTTGGAGAACAAAGAACTGAAAAGTTACAAGCGCTGGGCAGAGCACAAGATCTTGGGGAGTTCACCAGAATGAGAACACCAGCATTCCCTGCTATGCATTACGACTTAGCAGACAACGAGCATGGGTTGACTATGCGGGACTACTTCGCGGCAAAGGCTATGGAAGGCTTGATCGCGGCAAGAGCAAAAGATAACGTGGACGCATTTGCACAGGGCGCATACAAGATGGCTGACGCAATGATGAAAGCTCGCGAAGAATGAACGACGAAGAGAAGTTCCAGATCTACACGCCCGACACAACATACGTGAAGGGTTGGTACGACATAGAAGAGCTTCAAGAGATCCTCGCAACCATGAGGAGGATCAAACGCGCTAACAACGGAATAACAGAAGACTTCACACAACAAGAAACTTCAGGTTAAACTTATGCACATATGAATGCGCTGAAACAATTGCGTGAAAGGACATATGTATGGCAACAGAGAAAAGACCAGTAGGTCGTCCAATGGGTAAACTCCATCAGGATGACGTACGCAAGAAGATTCAAGTTGGTCAATTGATAAAAGTTCTTGAAAATCATGCACTTAGCGATGATGAAAAGGAATTGTCAGCAAGTAAGATCAAAGCAATCCAAATACTGCTGAATAAGTCACTACCAGACCTAAGCTCAATGCAGTTGACTGGGGATGACGATAAGCCAGTGGTGATGGAGCACAACATCAATGTGTTCGGTGAGCTACTCAAGTCAATCAAGCTGTCACGACAGGCGGAGTGATCATGATCCACCATACACCAGAAGCTTCCGTCATCAAGATTGGATTGAATTACAAGCGCTCGCGTGGTGGATTCTGCTTGTTGTGGGCATGGTATGACTTTGCTACCCGTGAAGCTACCACCTACCGCTTCCGCTTCCGTATGCACCTGAAACCTCACATCATTCGGTCGGTGGAGAAGTACAACGTCATTGACGACTATCTATCCGCCCGTGACCTTGAGCTTGTCCATCGTGAGGTGCTCCAAGACTTGAACGCTACCGAGTCAGACCTGATTCGTATGAGTGATCAAACGACTGTCATTAGACCCACATGAGCGCGTTGGACGCAGTGCTGGACGATCCCAGCATCAAGAGGGAGTTTGAAAGCCTGCATCCCACTGAGCAGGCGGTGATCAACTGGCAGTTGAACTGGCTGGGTAAGCAAGCGCACAAGCACCAGATCGAGCCGACGGGTGACTGGTGGAATATCTGGCTGATGCTAGCCGGTCGTGGAGCAGGCAAAACACGCGCCAGTGCCGAAACCCTAGCATCATGGGCATGGGAGCAACCCAACACACGATGGCTTGTCTCAGCCCCCACCAGTGGCGACTTGAAGGGTACATGCTTTGAGGGTGACTCAGGGCTGATCTCCGTGATCCCACCTGCATTGGTCGCCAAGTACAACTCCAGCCTGCATGAGATCCACCTGATCAACGGCTCGTTTATCAAGGGCATCCCAGCGTCCGAACCTGAGCGCTTCAGGGGGCCGCAGTTCCACGGTGGGTGGCTGGATGAGTTAGCCGCTTGGGAGTACCTGCGCGAGTCATGGGACATGATCCAGTTTGGCATTCGACTGGGACAACGGACTAAGCTCATATGCTCCACCACACCCAAGCCTAAAGACGTGGTGATGGAGTTGATTGACCGTGAGGGTGACGACGTGGTGATCACCCGCGCCAGCACGTACAGCAACATGAAGAACCTAGCGCCATCGTTCCAGAAGCAGATCCTCCAGTATGAAGGAACCAATCTAGGCCGTCAGGAAATCCACGCAGAAATTATTGATCCGGAAGAAGGCGGTATCGTCCGTCGTGAGTGGTTCAAGCTTTGGCCTTCCACCAAGCCATTCCCCAAGCTGGAGTACATCATTCAGTCCTATGACTGCGCGACGTCTGACAAGACGGTCAACGACCCTACTGGGTGCATTACGCTGGGTGCGTTCAAGCCTATGGACGGTGGGATGTGCGTGATGGTGCTCGACTGTTGGCAAGAGCACCTGCAGTACCCAGACCTGCGCCCCAAGGTGATCGACGAGTACGAGACGGTGTACGGTGAGGGACGTGAGAAGAAGTTGGTGGATCTGATCCTCGTGGAGGACAAGAGCGCTGGTATATCCCTGATCCAAGACTTGCAACGAGCGCACCTGCCTGTACATGCGTATAACCCCGGTCGTGCGGACAAGATCCAACGCCTGAGCATCGTGGCTAACATCATCAAAGCTGGGCGCGTCTGGGTACCTGAGAGCAGTGTCAAGAAGGGGTTTGTCAGGGACTGGGCTGAAGGGATGGTCAGCCAGATCTGTAGCTTCCCTGAGGGGACGGTGCATGACGAGTTCGTTGACTGCATCTCACAGGGATTACGGTACATGCGTGACGCTGGATGGATCAGCATCGATGCACCACCTCGCGAAGACCTAGACGAGGACGACATATACGACGCAGACGAGTACAACAAACGTGCGCGTGGCAAAGTAAACCCCTACGCAGAATAAGGGCGCAGGCACTGCGTGCTTACTGCAAACTTACAAATATAAAGTGTGGACGTGACATGATGGTGAAGGCATAATACGTGGCACTCATGAAGGACATTCCATGACCCCAAGCAAGCCCCCTATGGGCATCAATGTAGCGAGCGATACCAAGGCAGGGCTGAGGTTTGCTGACATGATTGTCGATGGGCATAAGACCCTTGAGTCACGCAATAGCGACACATTGCGCCCCTACGTTGGTAAGCGCGTGGCGATTGTCCGCACTGGTGAAGGCAAGGCTAAGGCTATTGGTGAGGTTACGGTGGGTGAACCCAAGGTGGTGAACCAGAGGCAGTTCCGTGCGATGGAGGACGAGCACAAAGTCCCCAAGGGATCACGGTTTGACATCAACACACCGACCAAGCACTTGTACCCTATGCACGACCCTGTGCGGTATGAGGAGGAGCGCGACGTTGGACATGGCATCGTGTCGCGTCAGGTGATACACAAGGCAGAAGGTGGAACAGTGGAAGACGACTACCGTAGCGAGCACCAAGCGCCAAGCCCAGACTTTGGCGCACCCATGCATGACGTGACTCGTGATATGTACCCCAAAGACTTTTACAGCCCTAATGGTCTTCGGTACTATGCCGATCACACTGATCCAAATGATCGTGATGCTTACAACAAAATCACGCGAGTCAAGGGCAAGCCCAATGAGATGGTTTCCATCCATCGTGCGATTCCGACCAAGGTCTACAACGAAGCTTTGAAAAAGGATTCTCCGCTCAAGCACATGATTCGCAAAGGCGACTGGGTTGCCATCAACAAGGATTACGCTAAAGATCACGGAGAAGCCGTATTGTTGGGCGACTATAAAATTGCAAGCATGCGTGTGCCTGCAAAGCACGTATGGACAAACGCAGACTCAATCCATGAGTGGGGCTACCACCCAGATGAAAAAGCTTCTGGTGGCATCATTCGCAAAGCAAGAGGTGGAGCAGTGCAACCTACGATAGAACAAATGCGCCAAGCACTGGCGAAGGGTGGATCAGTGAAGGAACCCAAGAGTACCGTCAAGGCGTACAAGATGTTCCGCGCTGACCCGAAGCAACCGGGCAAGCTATTCCCATTGTTTGTAGACGCAAAGACGCCAGTCCCCATGAACAAGTGGGTGGACGCCAAAGAGGGCGAGATGAAGGACGGTAAGGTCAAGTCAAAGATTGGCCCACTGGCGTACAGACCCGGTTGGCATGCGGGTGATCTACCCATTGCCACCCACATTGGTGACAAGGACAACGAGCAGAAGGCTGAAATCGCTCGCATCAAGGCATTGCGCGATGCTATGTTAAATGACATTGGCAACGACAAAGAAGGCAAGAAGATTGTCAACAAGATGTATCCATTCCCAAGTTGGGTGAACGCGCCACGTTTGCGTAATCCACGACACATTTGGGCTGAGGTGGATATGCCTAACGACGTTGATTGGCAGTCAGAGGCTACACGTCGCGGATACAACGACGATGGCAACTTTGTTGCTAACCAAGCCCACATCACAGACCAAATGCCCAAGGGTGGTCACTATCGTTATAAGACCAACTCCAACATGACAGGCAATTGGTTGATTGGCGGTAGCATGAAAGTCAAGCGCATACTAAAAGACGAAGAGGTTCAGCGTATTAACGAAGCCGCTGGTGCCTCTGATTTGCCACGTATCAAGCCAATGAAGCAAGAGATGTTTGGTTTTGCTCATGGTGGTAGTGTTGGTGGTGACGAGACGCTCGCCCCTGAAGAATTTAAAGCTGAAGAGTATGTGAACTACAAAGCTGAAGGCGGTAAGGTTGAGCCGACCGTAGAGCAGATGCGTCAGGCGTTGATCAATCGACATGGCTTGTACTCACCGCTAGAGAAGGCGGCGATTGAGATGCCACGCACCAAGGGGACTGGTGCTGAGTTCATGACGGAGTTGTCCAAGCGACCCGGTTACAAGGCTGAGGAGATTGCTGACCGTCGTATCCCAATACCTGAGGGCAAGATGACCAAGGCGCAGTTCCTTGAACACCTAAAGAAGCATTCACTGCCACCGCTTGAAGAGAAGATCAAAGGCGAAAGCACTCCAAAAGACGAAGACCAAGTTTGGGATCGTGTATCTCAAGAGATGTTTGGCGTCAACGCAGATGACTTGAGCGAGAGACAATTTCGTGAGGTAGAGAGCCTCATTCCTAGCGAGATACGACGTACAAACCCAGCGGCTCAGTATGAGAAGTACCAGTTGCCCGGTGGGAAAAACTACCGCGAGGTATTGCTCAAGCTTCCCAGAGGCAGACCAGACGCAAGCAAGTATTCAGATCCTGCCAAATACGATGCCGACATGAGGGCGTTTAATGCAAAAGGTCAAGAAGACTTTCAGTCAAGCCATTGGGGTAATGATCCCAATGTGCTAGCGCATCTGCGTATGAGTGATCGTACAGGCCCGAACGGTGAGAAGCTGTTGCATCTTGAAGAGGTGCAGTCTGACTGGCATCAAGCTGGACGCGATAAAGGTTATCGAGATACAGCAAATGAAATGCAAAGGCATAATGAATTTGAAACTTACTCAAAAGAACTTGCAAAAAAATATGGATTAAACCCAAATCAAAATTTGGCTATGTTTGCCACTATCAAGAATATGGATCCACTTGAAGTTGCAAAATATGAGCAGTTGCAAAATGCCATGATAGAGGTTTCGGACAAAGTTCCTGACGCTCCGTTCAAGAAGACATGGCACGAGATGGCGCTCAAGCATGCGTTGCACCACGCCGCTAAGAATGGCTATGACGGCATGGTGATCACGCCGGGTGAGGAGCAGGCAGATCGCTACAAATTAAGCAAGCATATTGACTCAGTTATGTTGGTGCCAAATCCATATCCAAACCAAACATCACACCCGTACTATTTCAAAGCATTTGATAAACAAGGCAATCGAGTTGCAGACGATGCTGTCAATGAAGAAAAGTTAAAAGAATACATTGGCAAAGAACCCGCCAATCAATTGCTTTCAACCCCGCCAAATCCTATGGGTGAAAGAATGATCAGTGGTGCAAACATTGTCACTGGTGGAGAAGGCATGAAGGGTTTCTACGACAAGATGATTCCATCATTCTTGAACAAGCTTGGTAAGCCACATGGCGTTAAAGTTGGTCAGATGCCAATTGAAACTGAAACAGCAAATAGATTACAAGTTGGGGAGATGACATATGAAGATCCAGCAAAAGTCAAAACTGTTCATCATTTCCCCATTAACGACCAGATGCGTACAAGCATTTTGAAAGAAGGACTGCCACAATACATGCGTGGTGGTATCGTCCATAAAGCCGAAGGAGGCGCTGTGTTACCTATCGAACAAATCAAAGCCCAGATGATGAACAGATTTAAAGGTCTGAATCAACTGCAATCCATAGGCGCTGAGGAAGCTCCTAGCATGGGGATTAAAGCCTATGTATCCCCTGTAGGACGTCCTGATAACAATCAGATGCCTGTAGGTGGTGTAGACACGTCTCAGGGTAATTTGCCTGTGGGTGGGATTGACATGAGTCAAATGCAAGCTGGTCATCAGTTGATGCCAAACAACATGCTTGCGCCGTCCCCTGCGGGGCAACAACCGGGCATGGATCAACCACCTATGG